CGAAACAGCTCTTTCCCGCTAAACCACAATTCCGAGACCCGGTTCTTGTAGCGCGAATTCGCCGGGGTGGGGTCTGAAACGCTGGTCGGGCGCTCCGATGCCGCCCCTGCGAACGTCACGGCGAGCAGGTCCGGGCTCCATTCCGTGTAGATGATGTCCCCGAACGGCGCACCTCCGCCGGTCCAGTCATATGCCGCATGATACGGCGGGATTCCGCGTTCGCGGCACATCTCCCGAAACCTTCGGACAATCTGGTGTGAGCGGGGCGCTTTGTCGTGAACGTCCTCGGTCACCTCGATCCATTCATCCGCTTGCAACGTGGTGATCCCGTCCACCGTGAGCCCGAGACTTCCAAAGCACGCCATCGCACGGTCTCCGCCACTGACGAACGACGGGTCGAGCGCCGCCAAGCGGGTCGGCGGCGTCCGCCACAACACCGAACTGGTTCCCTTTGACAACACGATTTCAGACTCGGAATAAACCGCGGCTTTGGCCCCGGTCGGCGACCAGAACCCTTTGACCATTCGCCAATACCCCGGAGAGTTCCGGCCCCCGTTCTGAGCTGCAATTTTCTCGATTTTTTCGGGGGTCAACATCCACGAGTAGACGACCTCCCCGGCGAGCATGTTCGGGTTCTTCTCCGCATCGAAGTGCAAGCAGTATCCCATCTTCGTCTCCCATTCATCGTCCTGTTGGGTGATGGATTCCCATCCATCCTTGGGCTCCGCGAACTTTCCGAACGGGTCATAGAAGCTGGCGGGGTTCCCGATGCCGAGGCCGCGAAGATAGGGGTTGGACTGAAGGTTCGTGGTCAACGCTTCTAGAAGCGCGAAGGACAGCTCCGGAAGCTCGTCCATCAGAACGATGATTCGAGGAGCCTTGAATCCAATCAACCGACCCATGGCCTCCTTCTCCTTGCTTTTCTCGCCAGCGATCAGCGCGATGCCGCGGTTGTCCACGAAATTGCCGTGAAGGTCCACCCCACGGATCTCACCAGTAGACGGGACCAACCGCCCCGGGAGCCCGGGAACGCCACGCCACAAGTCGGTGACCGACCCCCAGATCCGCCGCCGGGAATCCTTGAGAGTTGTCGAGGTTGCAAAGACCATCGTGTTCACCGGATCGCAGATGTATTCGATGATCCCGAACGCGGCGGAGAAGTCGGTCTTCCCGGAAGACGCGCACCCCGCCAAGGCGAGGAACGAATGCTCCTGCGCCTTCTCCGCCATTTGCTCAAACCACGGATGCACGACCAACCGCTTCGGAATGTTGGGCCGCCCCCACAGCATCTTCACGCAGTTCAAAAAATGGTTCTCGGGGCCGAGGCCGCCCTGCTCCCGGGTCAGCCGCATCTTGTAGGCCGCAAGTTCGATGGTGAGATCGGTCTCGCCCGCAGGCCACTCCATCCCATAGCGAATCGTCGGCAAACTTGAGTTCCTTGACATATAGAATGTGTAGTCTATAATGGGCGTATGAAATTCACCCCAGACCCGCCGCGTGTAGTGTCCCTATCCGGGAAAGAAGTTCGCATCTACCACGTCAAGCGCAACAGCTATGAGCTGCGCTACAAAGTGGGGAAAGCAACCCGCAGGGAGACCCGGGCATCCGTGGCATTGGCTGAAACCCGGGCGAAAGAGATCTTGGAGAGCTTCGCCGAAAACAAACGGATCGTCCCCGAAGCGGAGCTTGAAATGTGCCGGGTGGTTGCCGCAGAAGCCGCGCGGGCCGGGGTCAGCCTGCTCGAAGTGTGGGAGCATTGGAAGCGGTCTGTGAAAAAACCGGCGTCGCTCAAATTCGGCGGAGCGTGTGCTGAGTTTCTTGAAGAGCAGCGCCGAAAGAAACTCCACCCGACCACGATCGCCACCAATGCCTCCCGGTTGCGGAGTGTGGCATGGCACCTCCCAGCCCTGCGCCCATTGAACGAGCTCACTGCCAGCGACCTCGACGCCGCGATTCAGAAGGCCGCAGAGGATCCCATCACTCAGAAAAACCTCCGCAGCGTCCTGATTCAGCTTTGGCGTTGGGCTTCCCGAAACGGTTTCGTGGAACTGCGCCCCGGCGGGCAGACCGTGGCCGAGGACACCCCGGTTCCTATGGTTACCCCTTCGGACCCTGAGATCCTGTGCCCCTCGGAAATGCGGTTGATCTGGCAATGGGTGCAAGCCCACCAACCGCAGCACCTCCCGGCACTGGCACTCGCCGCCTATTGCGGCATCCGAGACGCTGAACTCTCGCGCTTGCAATGGTCCAACATCAACCTCACCAACCGGACCGTGCAGCTTCCCAGCCACGTCACCAAGACCAAACGCCGCCGGATGGTCGAGATCCCGGCTGAAGTTGCCCCAACGCTGGAGCGGATCTACCGCCTCTGGCGGTGGACCCCGGGAACTCCGCTGCGTGGCACCGGTTTCGACGTAGCTGTGGCAAACGCTCGTGCGGCCCACGCGCTGACAACCAAGCGCAACGGATTCCGCAAATCCTTCGTGACCTACGCGGTGGCACTCGGACAAAAGTCGGTCAGTCAAATCGCTGAAGAGTGCGGGCATTCGGAATCCGTTCTCCAATCGACCTACAAAGGTCTGGCCACGAAAGAAGCCGCCGAAGCGTGGTTCACCTCGTGCTGCCCGCCGGAGCCGGGTCGCGAACTGTGAGTTGCAACCCGGAAACTCTGCGCCTAAAATCGGAGGCATGGCTCGACCTCCGAAAATCAAGGATCCGAAAAAGCTGAACCTTTACCTCCCCGGAGCATTGGTTGCAAAAGCTCGGAAGCTCGCAAAGGTTGCAAACTGTTCGGTCAGTGAACTGTTCGCGGAATGGCTCAAAAACTTTCAACCCCCGAAGCCGTGAACATCCTTGCCATTGACCCCGGAAAATCGGGCGGGCTGGTGTGGGGCGACGGAACCCCGACCAACACGCAAGCGAGTGCGATGCCCGACACGCCCCACGACATCTGGAGCGCCATCGAGGGCATCCATGCCAAACAGCCCCTCGATGCCGTGTTCATGGAAGAGGTCGGCGGATACGTCGGCGGAGCGGGGTCGCCCGGCAGCGCCATGTTCGAGTTCGGGCGAAACTTCGGACGGCTCGAAGGTGTGGTCGCCGCGCTCGGGGTTCGATTGGTGATGATCCGACCGGCGCGGTGGCAAAAAGCCGTCTCCGCCGGAACCCGCGGCGACCGGACCAAGGCCGAATGGAAGCGCCACCTGAAAGGGATCGCCCAGAATTTGTTTCCGGCGCATAAAATTACGTTGGACACCTCCGACGCCTTCCTTTTATACTACGCCGCGCACAAACACCTATGACACCCCAACCCCAGACCATCCTCCACGAAGCGCTGGAGATCACCTCCGGCGAACGAAACCGAGCCTACGGGCACCCCCGGGAAAACCACCAAAACACCGCGGACTTCTGGACGGGCTACCTCCGCCGAAAATACGGAGCGGACGTGCCGACCCTCACCGCCCGGGATGTCTGCCTGATGATGGTCCTGTTGAAGGTGTCCCGGGACGCGAACTGCGAGCGGCGCGACAACTTAGTCGACATCGCCGGATACGCCCGAAACATCGAAATGATCGACGAAGAAGGCCACCGCGCCGCGCAAACCCTCGCGAATTTTTCCGACCTCTGAACCTCCAATTTATGAACCCCCAAACCCAACAAGCCGCCACGCCTCCCGTGCTGGAAGTGTCGCTGATCCGCACCACGCTGGAACGCCGTGGAACCGGAAAACACTACCTGTCCCCCGTCCGGATGGTCGAACAGTTCTGGACCCGAGACGGAAAGCTCGCCGCCGAAAACGACCCCTTCGACGAAAACGAATTCGCGCTCGAACATATCAAAGTCTCCGCGCAAAAAGCACTTGGGTTCCCTACCCGGCTCTCTGCCGCAGAACTCTGCGAAGCCGTCGAAGCGGCGCTCCAAGATCTGGCCGCCCGACGCAACTGCGAAGCGCACTCGCTCTCTCAGTCTGAACTCGATGCCGTAGCCGCACGCATTGACGCGGAAGTCAACGGCACCAACCCCACCACCCCCTGAAATGCAACGCGTCACCACTGACCGCCGCTGGGTCTACCAGCACTACTGGAACGAACCGGGAACCTACATTCTCGACAACTACGCGGCAGCCGCCTGCCTCGGGCAGTCCCCGTTTGCAACCGTCGAAACGCTGGATCCGAAATCGTTCCCGAAACGGTTCTCCACGATCTCAGCCCCGGACACGAACTTCGAGTTGCTGGTGGTCCGCCCCGGTGCATTCGGCGACCTGCTCATGCTCACGCCGACCCTCCGGGCGCTACGTCTCACGTTCCCGTTCGTCAGGATCACCGTGGCCTGCGCGGAAGCCTACATGCCCGTGCTCTACGGTGTTGCCAAGCTGACGAAATACCCACTCGAAGAAGCCCAGCTCAAAAAATTCGACCGGGTCATCTGGCTGGAGAACGCCATCGAGAACAACCCGGCCGCAAAGACCGAAACCGGGGTGATGTGCCTCGCGGAGGCTGCGGGAGTCGGGCTGGCGGATGGCACCCACCTCGATTATCTCGTGACCCCCGCGGAAGAGGCACTCGTTGCAGAACGCGCTCCGAAAACTCCGAAAAAACCGCGGGTGACCATCCAATGCCGGGCATCTGAAATGACCCGCACCTACCCCACCGAGAAGTGGATCAAAGTCATACGTTCACTGTGGAAGCGGGGGTGCGAGGTCATGCTGATCGGAACCCCGGGAGAAATCACCGGGTTCACCGGGGATCTCGCCGTGAAGGATGTCCACAACATGACCGACCTCCCGCTGTCGTTCCGGGAGAGCGCTGCACTGCTCGCCTCCAGTGACCTTGCAATCACCGTCGACTCTTCGATGATGCACGTTGCAGGAGCCCTTGGAGTGCCCTGCATCTCATTGCACGGCGGAACGGTTCCAGCGGCCCTCCGGACTTCCAATCTTCGGAGGAACGTCTCGATCGAAGGCGACCACAGCAAATGCCCCATGGCCCCATGTTTCCACCAAACGGGTCCGGGAAGGCTGGGTGTTCCCGGGGCTCCCTGCGCGACTACCGGCGAATGCGCGGTGCTCAACAGCATCGACCCTTCGGACGTGGTCTCTCAAGCCGTCCGGCTCCTCAACCTCCCCAGCCACCCCTCCCGCTGAGCCATGAAAACCCTGTTCCCACAACAAGCTGAGTCGCTGGACGTGCTCGTCAAGGCGCTGGAGGCGCACGAGGCCGCACTGGACTCCAGCGACACGGGAACGGGGAAGACGCTCAAGGCCATCGAGATCAGTCGCATCAGCCAAAACCCCCCGCTGGTGGTTTGTCCGAAAGTCGTGATCCCGGCATGGCGGGCGACCTTCGAGGAACAGGGCGTGGGCTACCTCGACATCGTGAACTATGAAAAGCTCCGAACTGGGAAAACCCGGTGGGGGAGCTGGATCGTCGACCGGGGCACCAACAAATTCCAAATCGACGAGTCCGCCCAGTTCATCATCTGGGATGAAGTCCACCGTTGCAAGGGAGTGAGTAGCCAGAACGGAAAAATGCTCATCTCGGCGAAGGGCAGATACAACCTTCTGCTGAGCGCAACCGCCGCGGAGGATCCCACGGAAATGAGGGCGCTTGGGTATCTGTTAGGGTTGTTCCCCGACCCGAAGCTGTTTTTCGCGTGGGCAAAGCGCCACGGTTGCGAATACGATATGTGGAAGAACCTTCAGTTCAAAGCCTCGGCCCGCGATGCCGTCCTTCGCGAACTGAACCGACAAATCTACCCCGGACGGGGCCACAAGGTCACCCGCGACGAGATGCGAGAGTTCTTCCAAGAGACCCACATCGTCACCGAGCCAATGGACTTCGGGGACGCGGGGCGGATTGCAAAGATCTACGCTGAAATGGAGGACGAGTTGCAACTACTCGATGAGGCCCGCCAGAACGACAGCGACAACGCCGGGGCTGCCCAACTCGTCGCCGTGCTCCGTGCCCGTCAAGAAGTTGAACTCCTGAAGATCCCGGTGCTGGTGGATTTGATCGACGAATACCTGTCCGGGCATTTTTCGGTCGCGGTGTTCTTGAACTTCGATGCCTCGATCTCAGCGCTGGCCGACAAGCTGTTCGCCCGCCGACCCCACAAAATCCCCCGGATCTGGGGCTCCCAGAACGACAAGGAGCGGGAAGACGCCATTCGCTCGTTCCAGACAAACGAGTCCCGGGTGATAATCTGCAACGTCGCTGCGGGCGGCGTCGGCGTGTCGCTCCATGACCAGCACGGGGGGTTCCCGCGGGTGGCGCTGATCTCGCCAAGCTGGAACGCGAAAGACTTGATCCAAGTGACCGGCCGGGTCGACCGGGCGGGCGGAAAAAGCCCGACCCTCCAACGGATCTTGTTCGCGGCAGACACCGTCGAGGACAAAATTCGAGCGGCGCTGAACAAAAAACTTGCGAACCTCCGAACACTACATAATAAGTCTGTATAAAATGATCCTCGTTGACGACATCCCGACCGAAGAGGACTCCGGAGCCCCGGCTCCCCAAGAGCCCGCGCACGCCCGCTACAACCCGAGCTCGCTCAAACTGTGGGAGATTTGCCCCTCCTACCTGAACCGCAAAGATGACATCGCCGGGGCGGGGGCAGAAATGGGAACCCGACTGCACCACGCGCTGGAACACAACGACCCGTCCGGGCTCAAGTCAGACGAAGAAGTCGAATTGTTCGAGGCAACCCGCGGAGCTGTTGACGACATCATCCTGCATAACATTTCAGACCTCGGGCTCGACCCCACCTCCCACAACGAGATCCGCCTCACCATCGACCTCACCCCCGAAGAAGAAACCTTCGGAACCTGCGACAAGCTGTTGGTGTCCGCGGACGAGACCTTCGCACTCGCGCTGGACTACAAGATGGGGCTCATGGCGATCGATGACGCCGAGGTCAACGCGCAAGTCGCCGCCTACAGCGTGGGCATCTTCCAGCGCTTCCCGAAACTGGAGCGTCTCCGATTCTACCTGATCGTTCCGCGCCAAGACGAAATCTCGGTTGCAGACTTCACTCGCGCGGATGCAGCGAACCAACGTCTTCGGGTCTCGACGATCATCAAACGGGCAAAGGAACTCGGCGGAGCAGTATTCAAGCCCGCCCCCAATCTCTGCGAGTTCTGCGGCCGTCAGGCGACTTGCAACGCGCTCGCCGAGAAGGCGCTCGTCCTCGCCAAAAAATACCGGCAGCAGGATCCCGAGGGTGACGAAGAAGACTATGACGCATTCCCGCTGCCCGATCGCATCCATGGAAGCGAGATCGACAGCCCGGAGGAAATCGCGAAGCTCCTGAACGTCGCGCGTGTTTTGAAAGGCTGGTCCGATGGCGTTTGGGAACGCGCTCGGGAACTCGCATTTGAAGAAGGCTGGGATCTCCCCGGCTACAAGAAAGTGGAGGTCAAATCGCGCCGCGAAATCAAGGAAGCGGCTGCTGCGATCAAGGTGCTCGGAAGCGGCACCAAATTCGACCTCCCCCTCGACGAACTTTTGACCGCCTGTTCTGGCATTTCGGTGACGAAGCTGGAAGAGGTGGTCAAGGCCAAAGCTCCACGCGGCAAGAAAGCCTCCTTCTGGGAGGAAGCCGTGGACGAGCTTCGGGACAACTCGGTTCTCACCGGAGGTGACACGTCTTCGTGGCAACTTTGGGTGGACCGGAATCACGGAAAAGAAAAAGAGTAAGTAGCGATACTAACAAACCAACAAAATCAATACCATGGCAAAGACATCCTTCGCTCGCAGGAGCCCCGAAACCCTGACCCCAGCCCCGGCTGAAGATCAGAAACCCGCGATCCCCGCTGAGGCGGAACTGATCGACAACACGCCGGAAGCTCCCGCTCCGGAACCCAAGAAAACCCTCACGAAGAGCGTGGCAAAACCCGCTCCGGTGGAGAACCCCCCGAAAGGCGAGCTCGCCAAGCCCGGCGGCTTCGGCGGGATCGAGGGCGACATCGACCCGGACGACATTCGCCTGCCCCGGATCAATGTGGTCCAATCCACCTCGGCCATCGCCGATGAATTCCAGAGCGGGGCAATCGTCCTCGACAAGGAAATCGAAATTGGGAACGACGAGCACCCGGTCGAACTGGTTGTTCTCTGGGGCAAGAAGCTCTACCAGCAGAAGCTCCCCTTCGGCGAATCGGAGGAAAGCCCGCTCGTGTTCGCCACCCGCGCGGAAGTCCGCGAGTTTGGTGGCACGACTGAATATTCCAAGGAAGCGATCTCGGAAGGTCGCTACTTCGAGGATCTCGCGCACTTCATCCTCGCGCTGGAGTTCACCGCGGAGCAGGCCGAAGAGCTCGGCCGCTGCGAGTTCGAGTTCAATGGCAAGCACTACCTGCGGGCCGCGTTCACGGTCAACGGGTCCGGCTACAACTCGTTTGCGAAGCCGATCATCACGTCGGCTGCCGCCGGGGCTGTCTACGGACGCCGCTGGTTGCTCAAGACCGAGAAGCGCTCGAACGCGCGGGGCCGCTGGTTCGTTCCGATGCCCCGCCTCAAGGCCCGCATCACCGATCCGGCCGAACTGGAGTTCCTCGCGAGCCTGATTCCGGGCAACGTGCAGGGTTGACGAGTCCCCCAACGCTTCGTTCCGCAGGGGGCTGGAGACCGGGAAACTGGTTTTCAGCCCCCATTTTTCGACCATGAGCACAACAACACGAGTCATCGGGGTTGACTTCGAGACCTACTACGACAACGAGGTCGGGATCAACCAACAGGGCAGCTACAACTACTGCCGTCACCCCAAATTTGACGCCTATCTGGTGACGATCGCTGACACCGAGGGCAACGAATACGCCGGGCGTCCGGAGGACTTCGACTTCTCCTGCATCTGCCAACCGGGGGACGTTTGGGTCTCCCACAACCGCAGCTTCGACGAGACCGTCTACCGGGCGCTGGTTGCAAAGGGGGTTCTCCCCGCCCACTTCCCGGAAGAGTGGCATTGCACCGCGGACATGACCGCCTACCTCGGCTTCCCCCGGTCCCTCAAAAACGCGGCGAAATACCTCCTCAACGCCGAAGTCTCCAAGACGACGCGTGACCAGATGAAGGGGAAGCGGTGGTCGGACATGAGCGAGGAATTCCGAAAGGAAGTGCTGGCCTACGCCGGGGAAGACGCAAGGCTCTGCCGGGATCTGTTCGTCGAATATGGCTACCTTTGGCCCCAACACGAGCGGGACTACTCCGGGCACACGGTCCTGATGACCAGCCGCGGTGTCCCGATCAACACGGAGAAAATGGATGCCGCGATCGAGCTTTTGAAGCGGCAAATTTGGGAGGCTGAACGGGACATCCCGTGGCCGTGGGATCCTGACAAGACCCCGCTCAGTGCGAAGTCGTTGGCGAAGAAGTGCCGGGAGGTCGGTATCGAGCCCCCTGCGTCGCTGGCGCTCGACTCTCCGGAGTGCGCGGAGTGGGAGGACACCTACGGCGACACCTACCCGTGGGTTGCAGCGATGCGGACGTGGCGGCGTTGCAACATGCTCTTGAAGAAGCTGGTTGCAATGCGAGCCCGGGAGAAATACGACCAGCCCGGGTGGATGTCCTACAGCCAGATGTATTTCGGGAGCCACACCGGCCGGGATTCCGGCGGCAGCGGCGAGAACCGGAGCGGAGGCGGCAGCGTCAACATGCAGAACCTTCCGCAGGGCGAAATGTTCGGGGTCAACGTCCGGCACATGATCGAAGCTCCCCCGGGCTACGTCTTCGTCTCGGCTGACTACAGCCAGATTGAGGCGCGGATCACCGCATGGTTCGCCGGGGACGAGGCGCTGCTGGATCTGGTCCGCAGCGGGGTCGATATCTACGAATCCCACGCCCGCGCGACGATGGGCTACCGCGGTGAGGAGCCCCTCAAAAACGCGGATCCGACGATGCGCCAGCTTGCAAAGGCGCGGGTGCTCTCGCTCGGCTTCGGCTGCGGCCCCGGAAAATTCCGCGCCATGGCGAAGATGAAATACAAGCTGGAAATCAGCGAGGCCGAGGCGAAGAAGATCGTGAACGAATACCGGCGGGAAACCCCGGTGCCGAAATTGTGGCGGAAGATCGAAGCGGATTTCTGGTCCACCCGGGACCGCACCCACCAGATCGAACTGCCGAGCGGCCGGTGCCTCACCTACCGTGAAGTGACCCGCTCCGGCGACGAATACACGAAGCAGCTCACGGTGGCCGTGCCCCGCGGTGCCGGGTTCGCCCGGGCCAAGACGTGGGGCGGGACGCTGACCGAGAACCTCGTCCAAGCCACCGCCCGCGACTTGTTCGTCCTCGGAGTTCTGAGGGTCGAGGCCGCGGGTTACCCGGTGCTTATGCGGATCCATGATGAAATTCTCGTCATGGTCCCGGAAGCTGGCGCGGAGGAATCCCGCCGCCATATTGAAGAACTGATGTGCGTGCTGCCGGACTGGGCCGAGGGGCTCCCCGTGGCCGCCGAAGCGAAAATCGTCACCAAATACACCAAAGGATAACCTCGATGAGCTGGCACTTCATCCCCAACCACAGCACGTCAAAAGCCTCCGAACTGGAAGGCGACCCATGGGACTACGATGCGGAGCGTCCCCCGCTCAAAGACAAGATCGCCTACCGGAAATGGTGCAAGGACGAGACCACCGAGCACTGCTTCTACTCTGCCTACGAGGGCGTGAACTCCAAACTTCGGGTCGAGACTGAAAACAATCCCCCGCTCAAAGCATGGGCATGGGTTGCAGACTACGACTACCGGGGGACGCAGGAGGAACTGATCGACCGAATTGAGAAGGAACTCCCGGAAGACCTTCGCCCGACCGCGGTGTCGCAGACTTTCAGCGGCGGTGCCCGGGTCGTCTGGAAGTTCGAGGACTTCGTTTGGGCTGACCAGCCGGAGATCCACTCGGCCTTCGTGAAGCGGCTTGCCGCGCTGGTGAAGGCCAAGCGGCTCGCCCCCGGGTTCGACGAAGGTTCGTATTCGACCACGACGACGTGGGAGCTTGGTCACAACTGGAAGGTGCTCGGCGACGGAAACCTCCTCAGCCGCGAGACACTGACCAAGTTGCAATTCGAGTCCGTGAAGGCGACCCGGACGATCAAGACAGAATTCACCGAGATTCCGTGGGAAGAGATCCAGAACCGGATCGAGGAAATGTATCCGGGGCGCATCACCGGCATCACGTTGCAACGGGACATCCGGGTGCCCCTGTTCTGGATCGATGACGGCAACCCGGAACGCTCGGGGATCTGCGCGGAGTGGGGTGTCTATTCATTCTCCACCCGCGCGGCCCAAGGGATGACCTTTTGGGACGAGATTCTCGGCGCGGACTTCGTCCGAAGGTTCACCGAGAAGCGCATCGCCGACGCCGTCGCCCACACCTACTTCGACGGGAAGTTCTACTGGCGGAAGGCCGGGAACAGCGAATGGAACTGGGCGACGAAGGACGACCTGATCCAAGATCTCAAGGTGCAAGGGTTCAGCCACCGGATCAAGAAGAAGGAAACCAAGACCGAGGTCGACGAGATCATTTCGACGATCCGCACCGATCAGCGGGTCTACGCCGCCTGTCCGTTCATTCACACGCACGAACGGTTCGTGGTCCACAACAGCAACCGCTATCTGAACATCAATCATCGGATGCCGATGCCACCGGCCGGGAAAGAGGAGTGCGAAGACGACACCAACTTCCCATGGCTCAGCGAATTCCTCGACGGCTTCTTCGACGACGCGTTGCAAGACGGGGAACGCCCACTCGACTTCTGGCTCGCGGACTTGCAACGGACGCTCCGGGCACTTCACGACGGCGTCCCCTGCTCGGGAAAGGCCGAGATCCTCGCGGGAGGCCCGAACCTCGGAAAGTCCCTCATGGCCGTGAAGATAAAGCGCATGATCTTCGGGTCTGGCACCGACGCCGGAAAGTTCCTGCTGGAGCAGGGGTCGTTCAACAAGGAGCTGGCCCAGTCCTTCCACTGGTATGTGGATGACAACCAGAGCGCGTCCTCATCGCAGCGGCACATGCTCTTCTCGGAGACATTGAAGAAGCACGTTGCAACCCCCGAGGTCGTCTACCACCCCAAGTTTCAGGACTCGAACGTGATTCCATGGTATGGGCGGATCACGATCACCTGCAACGACGACCCGGATTCGCTGTCGATCATCCCGAACATGGACATGACGATCCGGGATAAGGTCTCCCTCTACAAGCTGAACTCCCGGACCCTCAAATTCCCCCCGAACAGCGAGCTGCATGACATCCTCGAACGGGAGTTGCCCTACTTCGTCGGCTATCTGCTGTTCCACCACAGCCCCCCGGCGAAGGTCATGGCTTCGAGCGTCCGCTACGGGGTCAAGCCCTACCACCATCCGGACCTGTTGCAGACCGCGAAGGAAGTGACCGGTCACGCCCGGCTCGAAGAGATCCTTGAAATCTGGCGGGAGCTGACCCCCTACAATCCGAAGGATCCCGCCGATAGCCCGACGTGGGAAGGCACCAGCGCTGCCCTGCTTGCGCAAATGAACGTGTTCGACGGGTTGCGGTCGGTGCTCAAGACCTACTCCCCGACGGTCTTCGCCAGAGCTCTCGACAAGCTCCAGAAGGACGGAAGCTGCAAGTTCATGTCCAGCAAAATGTCGGGCACCCGGCGGCTCTGGAGCGTGAAGCGCGAAATCGTGAAGTAACTGGCTTGACACGGGGGTTCTAGGCGTAGACAATGCAACATGGAAACGGACCCCAAAGCCGAAGTCGTGGAGATGGAGATGGAGATTCCAGCGGAAGTCCTCGAATGGCTCCCCACGATCAAGCCGGACGATTTCGTCGTGTGCGTCACGGGGATCTGCACAGTGGAGCTGATGGTCGAAGCCGTCGACGAGGGCACCATCCGGTGTGCCGGGTTGGTGTTCGACCGGAAAACCTCCGCGGAAATCACCCCGGACGGATCCCCAGCCGGTTCCTTCATCCGGCCCCTCGGCCCGAACCGCGTGGTGCGATGAACTTCAACTTGCGACCGGATGATTTTGACAAACGCTTCGTCGATCGTGTCTTCCTCGAATCGCTGAGACGAAAACCCGACCCCCCGACCCCCATGAGCCCGGATGCCAAAGTCGATCAACTGCTGAGGCTGTTCCACAACGAAACCGGACGGCTCAACGCGACCCTGATGCACCGGATCGCCGAGCGCATCGGGATGGTTTACACCCCCGAGCGGCCGTTCATTCCGGGCTGGGGAGGGGTCGCCCGCGTCGGAGCCGCCGTCCGGCTCGACCCGGAGCAACTCGGCCGCGACCCGGGCAATTACGTCCGATCGGAGCTGCGCGACACGATCGAAGCGCTCGCGGACCAAATGATGGATTCGGTCCCGCCCGAGTCGTGGCAATTCGGGTGCTGGACCTCCACAACCGATTTTATTCGCCCCACCGGGCTCTACGAGGTTAGGCTCGAAGGGCACTTCCCGGTCAAATCGGGCAAGTGGCCAAAGTCGGACCCAAAGTTGGAGCCCACCAAACCGGTCAAACCCGGCGTGCTCGTCGACGACATCGTCATCCCATGAACACCCTGCTCACCATCCTCGGATCGATCGTTTACCTCCTCATCGCCGCGGCGATCCACCGGGGCGTCTACATGGCCTACATGGTCGGACTCGGGGAGCCCCCGAAAAAGTGGCGCACGATCAAGGTGGGCCTGTTCTGGCCGTGGTATGTCACCACTTGGATCGCCCAATCGACGATCGGCGACACGAGGTTGCGCTGGGAGCTGGTTGCAGACCAACGGCGGCACGCTCTCGACGCGATGAACCACCTCGAATTCGCGTGGTCTGTCATCGCCAGCGCGGGCAATCCGATCGGCGACTGGAACATGATGCCCGCCGAGTGGGTCGAGGCCGCCGAAGAATGGCGCGACGGCTATTATCGGATTGCAGCCCGCCGCCCGAACTCGAATCTCCTGCTCAAGATCCTGAACGAAAAGCTCCGCCGCTGATGCACCCCTGCCACGACATCCTCAAAACCCTCAAGCCGGACTTCGTGGTGGACCTCGGAGCCTCGGACGGACGCTGGTCCGCTGAAGTCACCCCGATCTGGCCCAAGGCCCGGTTCATCCTCTTCGAGCCCATTGCGGAATACCGCCGGGCGAGGCGCTCGAACTGGCGCTGGGTGAGCGCGGCAGCCGGAGCAGCAGCCGGGACCGTGAAGCTGAACGTCATGGGCAGCCTGTTCGGGTCCGGCATTTACGGACATCCGGGCGGCCGGGAGGTTCCGGTCCGGACCGTGGACTCCGAAATCCCCGACCACGGCTCCCTCTTCCTGAAGCTCGACACCCACGGCTACGAGACCGAGGTGCTCCGGGGAGCCGCCGAGGCGCTGAAGCGTGCCGTGGGGTTGCAGATCGAGGTCTACGGCCGCCGCCTCACCCCCACCGCACCGCTGGCGTGGGAACTGATCCACGAACTCGGCACCCACCATGGTTTTCGTCCGGTGGCGTGGTTCGACCAGCTCGACCGCCCCGGCACCGCGGAGTTGTGGCAGGCCGACGTGCTCTTCCTCCGCGAGGACCATCCTCTCTTCAAGACCAACACGTTCCAATGAGCGACACGCCGGAAACCGACGAAGCGTTTGCCGTCTTCACCGAAGGGCCGCACGACGACGCGGGTGATCCGTGGGCACTAGCTTCCCGCCTTGAGCGTGAGCGGAACAATGCGCGGAAAGAGTTGGATCAGCTCAAGCACCAATACCGAAAACTTGCTGGGCACCACAACCAACACTGCACTTGCCTAGAAATTTATTGAGAACACGTTCCAATGAGCGAGCAGAAAGATCCCCAGACCCGGACGTGGCTCCGGCGTGCGCAATGCCCCGGAGGGGAGGTCGAACCGCACCTTCACCAGATGACCAACGAGATCATCAAGGAGATCCGCGCCGACGGAACCACCCAGTTCGCCCTGCTCGAAGTCCGGGTCATCGGATACCGGGTGCCGCGCGAAAGTTCAATTCAAAATGAAAGTGACCATCCTTGACCTGCTGACCGGCGAAGTCGGCGAGATCTCCGGCGTCACCGAGTATGACCTCACCGAGGGGAACTACTCGTGCGATTGCAACCGCGACTTCAACAACGACCTGCCGGACGTGGGCTACTGCCACGGGGCGAAGCGGTTCCTCGTCATCGCGGCCCACACCGAAGCCGGGGAGGAGCCCTGCACCAAAACCCTCGCCGAATTGAACGAGGAATACTGGCCGATTCCGGATTGTCCCCCGGTCCCGCGGGACTACGAACTCGTCGAGGAGGCGAAGCGCCGGATCGTGAAGCTCATCGCCGAAACCGGCCCGGTGTTCTGGCCCGTCATCCACGCCGCCTTGCAGGAGGACTACTCCGAACTCCATCTCCGGAAGGCTCTTCAAAACCTCGTTGCCGAGGGCGCGTTGCAGATGCAACATGACTGGGTCGAGGAGGACTGGGAATACTCGCTTCCCGGTTGACCGCTACACAATCTCAATGTATGAACCCACACACTATGACCCCACAGGAACACATCACTGAAACCAAGATGGTCCGAGTCGACCTCGACACGACCCTCCAAACCCTCAAATTGATGAGCGGCCAGCCCGTCCGCGGCACCGCCCGGGACGCCGGACAGTCTC